CCCAAATCGAGGGGGCGCGAATAGTACGGCGCGAACATCAACGCCCGGGCAAGCTTGACAAACCTGGCGTCCCACTTCTTCGCCGCGCATTTGAACACCATCTCGATCGCGTCGCGCGACATGGAGCGATCGTATTCCGTCACATCGCCGCAGATGACCCAGTGGTCAGTCACGAGATTCTCAATCTGCTCGGGGGTTGAGATGTGGAATACGTTGGGCCAACGGCGGAACATGGACCTCATCGTGCCGGCAGCGATGATCTGGAGGCTGCCGTTGACGGCCCACGGGCCGGCCTGAACGTTCCGCGCACGTGTCGCGCTAAATTCAGGATACTCCACCCCGTCGATGACGACACGCTTATCGGCCGGACGTCCCTTTCCCTTTCCAGGGTGCAGCGCCTCGTCCTTCGAGAACACGATGCGCTCCTTGCTGATACGCTCCGGCTGGGCGCGCGTCTGCATGTACATCATGGCCAGGATTTCGAACTTGTCGGCGAGCGACACCCACGAATCACTCTCTACCATGTCCAACATCTCTTCGAAATTGGTCATGTCGGTGATCATGCCGAAATGGTCTGCCTTCCAGATCGGGTCATAGGTAAAACGACGAACACCCGAAACGGAGATCTTGGGAAGATTCAAGTTCGTCGCGTCCCATTCGGAGAACACGAGATCCCAAAACTCCTCGGCGATCTGAGCTTCGACGTCGGAATATCCAGCGCTCAGGCCGAGCTGTTTCCGATATGCACCGTTGTCGATCTGGACGAAGGACATCGGCGTCATCGAGTAGCCGGGCACGCACATGATCTCTTCCGGAAGAGCGTGAATGCCGTTCCATGAGAAGTTGTTCTCGTTCAGACCCACCGTAAACTCGCGTTCGATGTCGGAGAACAAAGCGCGCTGAAACTTCATGAACGTCGGATCGAAGGATGACACCACGGCACGCGGTGATTTCGCGACGTTGCCGGACGTGTACGGTTCGGCGATGATCGTCAAAGGAGCACGACGCACCAAGGGAGTCGCGTGCATGTGGTTTCCGCCCACGAACAGCTTTCCGAGGCCGTCCGCGCCGGAGATCGAAGGAAGCGTGCCGTACTTCCCGACGTAGGCGCTATGCGAGTCACTCATCGTCATTGGGGTCCTCCGACGCGGTAGAGCTGCTGCTGAAGTTGTTGACGTCGAAACGGTTGAAGGAAGCGCCTTCAGGCTTCCGACTGTCCGCGCGTCGGCCGGAGGCGGCTGCCTCGGTCTTAGCACGTGGCGCGAGCTCAGACACGCGGCGCGCTTCGGCCATCTCGTCGATGGCGGCAGCGTAAGCCACGCGAGGGCAGTTGTACGTCGCTTCTTCCCAAGCGATGTCATAGTCCGCGCCTGACACGCCCGTCAGAGCAACGGGTTGGAGGTCAAACAGGTCGGCGTATTCGACGAACGCGCGCAGAAGGCGACGGCCGTCGTCGGTATTCGGAAACATGATGACCGTTTTCGCGCGATCGGCGGTGTCCAAAGACTGAATCCGAACGAGATCAGGGACCTTTTCGACCGTCTCGTACGAAAGAAACGAGTCTTCAGGCAAACGTGACGTTTGCGGTGCGACAAACACGCGGGCGGTGGCCGACACGGCCTCGGGCGAAGTGTCGTTCTTCAGTGCTTTTACGAGATCCATTTCAAGGGCTTTCTGGTTGATGACGGTAAACACAGACAAGTCAACGTATTCGGCGGAAACGGGCCGACCGCTGAATTCCTTGGCTGCCTGAAAAATGTACGCGGCCGCGACGCGGTCTGCGACATTTCGGATTCGGCGATATCCGCCGAAATCGAGGTTCACTCTTTGTCCTGATGAGGTGGTGATTCTGATGAACATGAGTAGGTCCAACCCAGGTAAGTGGCTTCGTCTATCGTGTTAGAGCGAAACCTGGCACCCCACCTTGACCTGTCGCTGGCACGCAACAGAACGGTCGCGGCCGGAATGCACAGGAATTGGGCGGCGGAGACGAACTCCGCCATATCGGGATGTTCTCTTGCGAAATTATTGAGATCAATCATGAGACCTCCTATATAGGCGACCTCTCGGTCTCGACGATTTCAGTCACGCCCGAAGCGTTAACGAAAGCGATATCGAGACCAAGCCAGATAACTCCGCTGACGCCCGGACGAACCAAGGCGTCGCAAAACCGCCTCAGATCACTGAACTCAACGAGGTTAGTCCCCGAGTCCATATCGCGCAGGTTCACATAGAACGTGCACGCTATCGGGTAGGCTTGGAGAAGCCAGTTCGCGGCGTAGACCGCAAGAGCCGGATCACACTCGAGGTAACCCTCGACGGCTGCGGCTACTTCTGCGTGGAATCTGGAATTTCGAATAGAACGCATGTGTCCTCCGAAAAAGGGAGGGGCCGAAGCCCCTCCAAACCGTCAACCACGACGAAAGGGTTGTGGGCGCGTCATCGTCAGTCCTCAGAACTGCTCGAGCGCGCCGCCCACGGTAGATGAGTGCTTCCGCACAAGCTCGTACGCGACATGAACGTCGCGGTGCTCGAGGAAGTACGCCTGGAACATGGCCCACGCGGAGCCGGCGATCTCGGACGGAAGACCGCCTTCTGGCTGCCGGATCGGGCTAAAGCGAGGCTGGTCACATGCGGCGAAGCTGAGACGATAGAGCACGGAGTTGATTCGTGCTACGATCACGTCGTTCTTGCGCTCGGCGGCGGGCTGAACGGTGATAGGAGAGAACCAGTCACCGTTCCTGTCGAGCGACGTCATGATCATGTCTGCGAAGTCGGGGTCTCCAGCGCAGGCGTAGGTCACGTCGCCGAGGCGGTGAACCTTTGTCGTCTCACGCTGAGTGTCGCCGTGTGACTGCAGGCGATCGACGTATGCGATGTTATTGAGACAGAAGAGAATGGTCATAGATAACTCCGGGTTGTGGTTGAGGTGTTGTCGGTCCAAAACACCCGCTGTCGCGGTCCGTGCTTGGACTAGTCCCCCGATAGGCTGGGTTGACACGTCGGCGCATGCAAGCGTGACGTTACAGGACTGTACCGATAGTTCCTTGGTAGGCAACTAGAC